ACCTATTGTATTGTTAGCCGCTCCGTCACCCCAACCGTTACTATTTGCCATTTTCTAATTTCTTTAAATAAGTTTTTAACTTTACGATGTTTACTTCTTTTGGTTTGTAAGTTTTCATATATACCATCCTGTGTAATTATTATTAGTGTCTGGGAACATATCGCTATTTGAATTCGTTGAGTATTCAGGAAACAAATTATTGTTCATACTTATGTAGTCAATAAACCGTTGTGTGTAGTGTTGTGCTATTTGTGTTTCCTTTTCAATTAAGAAATCTATTTCGCTTTTTTCTACGCTCGTTGAATTTTCGGAATTGTGTTTATAAACTCCTTTGTTTGAAATCGTGTAAGCTGCGAACGGTAAATAATACTTCATAGCCAAATGAATTAACATTGGCTTTAAATAAGTCGTTGTAAGCGTTAAATAATTTCCACTTAATGTATTTGCTATTATGTCCGCTTTTATCTTGTTTAGAAGCTTCGTACCCGTGTAATTTTGCAAGTCTGTATCTTGTGCAATCTTGATGTATTGAATAAAATTGTCCGTGTCAACGTTTCCGTTTAATGAAGTGAATTTAACTATGTCTTGTCGTGTGATTAGTAGTGCGTCTGCCATTATTGAAAACGTTTATTAGAAGGTAAAAACCCGTGTGTGTTTGGTATGTCTATTGGACGTGTTGCAACTAAACTTGGATTAGTTACTACATAACCAAATTTAGCGGCTTTTGCTTGTGCTAATTTTTTTGTGTTTGCGGTTATGTTTAAACTTGTTCCTTCAAATACTGCATAAACTTGTTTGTTCCAACGATGGTGACAATTTCCACCGCCTTTATACAACCAAATAGAATAGTAGTCTGTTCCTTTAGGCCCCCAACCTGCGTTAACAATTTGTGTACTCATATTTAAAATATCTTCTTTTCTATAAATCTTGTTAGCTAAAACCATTTGTGTACAAAATTCACGTCTGTTGTCTGTCGTTTCTCCTTCGTATTTATATCGAACAACAAACTTTACTCCGTCAATTACTTTGTCTTGTTTACTTGTTATGTTTGGTCTTGCGTCACCTGTAGAAACCAAGTTAACAACCTTACTTAATAAACTTTGTTTTGGTTCTTTACTTAACAACTCGTTTTCTTCGTCGTCTGTGTCGTAGTCAACTTGTTTTTCGTCTATTAATAACCAATTGTCTTGTGGGTATTCGCCTAAATCAATTAACGGGTTTGTGTGTGCGCTTAATTCCGTTCCTGTTTCTTCTGCAACTTGTTCTGCGTTCTGCGTGTTTTCCAAGTCCGTAAACTCTAAAGGTTGTAAAGTCTTAAAGAATAACTTTAAAGCAACTCCGTTGTAAGCTAATATACTATCAAAAGCGTCTAATAATTCTTCTTGGAATGGTCGTATAACCATATTGTCAAAAAGAATACTTGAATTTTTAAGTTCTTCTGCGTTACTTGAAAAACCATTTGTTGAAGCAACTCCAAACAATAAAGGTGAAGTTATATTGTGTCCTAACATAATCTTACGTAAACATTCTTCGCTTAAATACGTGTAGTGTTCTGGAGCGTCGTTTAACGGTATATCTTCAACCGTTGTTTTGCTTTCAGCGTTGTTGTTAAAAGCTACAATAACTTTTTGTCCCCTACTTCCTGTAAGTTTGTCAAGTACCTTGTTTGAAATAATACTTTGCTGTTCGTCTGTTGGAACTCCGTTATTAAAATTAACAACTTTAGTTCCGCTAAATCCGTTCTGTACTTCGTTAATTAAATAGTCGGCTATTTCTTCTTCTAAAATGCAATACGGAAGACAACCTGCATAGTCGCTGTATGAATAATATTTCATTCCAACCGAATAAGGTTTAGAAAATAATATTTCTATTTTTTCTTTTGAATACCCAAAAGCGTTAAATCTAATCGGTGCAAACTTTTTAGTATCGTCCCAATTGTCCGAATAATAGTAACCTGTTATTTGTCCGTCTTTGTCGCATTTTTCAGCTCGTAATAAATTAACAGGAATATGATATGCTTTTAATATTTTGTCGTGCTTGTCGTTGTAGTGTACTTGAATAGCAAATTGCCCAAACATTTTTCTATCCAGAACCATTTTACGTACGTCTTCTTTGTGAAATAAAGACATCATTTGCGCGTACTCATTTGGCTTTTTATTAGCGTCTAATGCACTTAAACCTTTTCCGTAAATTAATCGTGCTACGTTGTTTATAATAGCGTTATTCGTTGTTGAATTGCTATATCTATCAATTAAGAATTGAAAGTATTGGTCGCCGTCTTCAGTTAAAAAGTCCACCCAATTTTCTCGGTTTGTTTCCGATACTACAGGTGACGTATAAGCCGACAAATTTAAAACGTGTAAATTATTCATATACTATAAAATCGTTTGTTGTGGAATTACTTACATACTGGTTATTGTTAACCGAAAATGTAACTAATGATTGTGCCGTGCAAAATACTCGGTCTTTGTAAATAATGGTTGTGCCTACTCTTAAAACTAAATTGTAAAAATGTCCTTCTACTAAACCAAAAGTTGCTGTAATCGTGTTTATATAGTCTCCTGTTGTACTTGAAGTAATTGCTACCGCTGTTGTTACGTTTGTTTGTTCGTCTGTTAGTTCCATAACGTTAAACGTATTGTCACGTGGAATAAAACTAAACGTCTGCGGACTTCCTGAAGGTGTTAATACTATCATATTAGTATAATTAAATATTCGTGTTTTTGTTCTTTTTTTAAGACAAAAAAAAAGCCGAACTTACGAACGGCTTTAAAAATAATTTTTTTAATTTTAGTTAGGGTCAACTGTTGCTGCTGTGAAACAACTACTAACTAATAAAGCATCTGTATAAGGTGAAGTAACCGACAAGTGATTTGCAGGAATTGCTTCTTGTCCTACAAGTGTAATTGTGTAACCGTTCAAGTCACCCATTGCAGTACCATTTGAAATTGTTCCTGTTGTTACGTCCATTCCGTGATTAAGTCCTGCTAAAAAGAAATTTCCAGCGTTTGTCTTAATAACTACGTGTGGTCTTCCCCAAGCAAGTAATTTCATTTGCTTTGTAGTTGTTGCATCTAAACCTTTAATAGTAAAAGTTAAAGTTTGCTCTACAAATGTTGTTCCGTTTTCACGTGAACTTGTAACTGTTTGCTCAAAAGAATTTGCGCCTTTTAAATCGTATTTAAAAAGTGTAAACGCTCCCGCTACTGAATCAATTTCATCTTCTAAATCTGGTGCTGTGTTATAAGTTATTGTACCCATTAAACCGTAGTTAATAAAGTAAATTGACTTTATACCGCCTACAAACTCTTTACAAACTTCTTCGCGACCGTGTGTTAATAAACAAGCCATTTTGTTTTGTTTTTAATTGTGAATAAAATAAAGCGCAGTTGCCTACGCTTTTTATTTAATGTTATACTCCGTAAAGAACTACGTCTGAACCAATACCGTGTTGAACCGCTCCGTTGTAACGCATAATTACACGAATATTTTGTGAGCCGTCAATATCAGCTAAATCAATAACCTTGCAAATATTTTTATCGTTTAAAAGTCCGCAACCAAAATAAAGGTTGTCAACTGTTGTTGCAATCATATTGTATTGACCAAGTCCGTTAGCCATAAAAATTGGAATACCGTCGTAAGATAAACTTCCGTTTGTGTACCATTGTGTTCCTTGTGTGTTTGTTCCGTTTGCTCCTAAACCTGAAGCACCAAAACCACCTAAAGCACGAACATACAATTTAACGATTTTTTGTGAAAGATACAATCTTAAACCTTCGTTTCCATAAAGTGAAGCTGGAATAGCGTCTACTGTTCTTCCTATTTCGCCAATTACGTTTGTTGCGTCTAAAGTTGTTGTTAAAGGGTTTGTTACGTCAATAACGTCTGAGTCTGCTAACATCAAAGTTTTAAAACCGTCAAACTCTCCTGCTGTTGCGTTTGTTCCTGCCCAAATTGTAGTCTCTAATTTAGCTGCTACTTTTGCTGAAACGTGTGCAATAACAAAATCTTCAAAAGACTT